TAATGGAAATTCTGTTACAACAGGAGTTTCTCTCTTAACAACCAATTTTTCTTCTTATGGCGGTAAGTCAATTGAGACTGTTGACTCTATTAAGAAGTATGCTCCTAGAATTTACGCTTCTCAAAACAGAGCAGTGACAGCATCTGACTTTGAAGCTCTAATTCCTACCATTTATCCAGAATCAGAATCCGTTTCAGCCTATGGTGGAGAAGAATTAAGTCCTCCTTCCTTTGGAAGAGTATTTGTAAGTATTAAACCCCAAAATGGAGTTTATCTATCCAGTGCTATTAAGGAAAACATTAAAAATGAGATCAAAAAGTATACAGTAGCTGGTATTGTTACTGAAATTGTTGATTTGAAGTACCTATACCTAGAAGTAGACTCTACTGTTTACTATAATAGTAATCTGGCCTCTGGACCCTCTTATGTGAAAACTATTGTATCAGATAATGTCATAAAATACGCTGATTCTAGTGAGTTAAATAAATTTGGAGCTAGATTTAAGTACAGTAAATTCCTTAATGTTATAGACAATAGTAACTCTTCAATAACATCTAATATTACAACGGTGTCTATGAGAAGAGACCTTCAAGTGGAATTAAATGAATTTGCTGATTATGAACTTTGTTATGGTAACCGTTTTCATGTAAGAAGTGAAGATGGCTACAATATTAAATCAACTGGATTTACCGTAAGTGGTATTACTGATACCGTTTATTTGGGAGATATTCCAGACTCTACTCTTCAAAAAGGAAAAATCTTCCTCTTTAAGTTGAAATCTCCTACAGAACCAGTAGTGGTGAAAAAGGACATTGGAACTATTGATTATATTAAAGGTGAGATCATGTTAAATCCAATGAAAGTTATTTCTACTAAGATAAATCGTAGTGGAGTTCCTTTAATTGAGATTTCAATATGTCCTTATTCAAATGATGTTGTGGGATTGCAGGATTTGTATTTACAACTAGATACAAATAATCTTAACATCAATATGGTTTCTGATGAGATTGCATCTGGAAGTGATATTTCAGGTAGTAATTATACTGTAACCTCAAGTTACCTAAACGGATCACTTACACGATAATACAGAATGGCCGTCGATAGAGTTAAGTTTCAGGATGTTGTTACTACACAACTTCCGAGATATGTTAGGGAGGATTTTCCTCTGCTGGCAGATTTTTTACAGCAGTATTATGTTTCTCAAGAATATCAAGGAGGAACGGTTGATTTAATTCAAAATATTGACCAATATGTAAAACTTGACCAATTATGTAATTTAAAAACCACAACAGTTCTTGGCCAGAACATTGGTTTTACGTCGACTACCATTAATGCTGGTTCGGATGGGAATTGGACAGACGGATTTCCCGAAAATAATGGATTAATTCAAATCGGTGATGAAATCATTAGATATGACTATAAGGATGACTTTAAATTCTATAATTGTACAAGAGGGTTTAGTGGTATTACCTCTTATATTGCTCCTAATGAGCCAGATCAGTTAATATTTGATACTTCAGAGGCTGAGGAGCACGAAGAAGGTGCTACTATCCATAATCTTAATATAATTTTCCTTCAGGAGTTTCTTAAGAAGGTTAAAGGTCAATTTACTCCCGGATTTGGAAATAGAAGTCTTTATAGTGAATTAGACGAAAAGAATTTTATTTTTGGGGCAGATAGTTTCTATAGTTCAAAAGGAACAGACTCTTCTTTTAAAATTTTATTCAACGCTTTATATGGAAAGGATGTAGAAGTACTGCATCCTAGTAATTTTCTCTTACGACCTTCCGATGCTGATTATAAGGTAACTAGAGATTTTGTAGTAGAACAACTTCAAGGAGATCCTTTAGATTTAAAGAATTTAACTCTTTTCCAGAAATCTACTGGTGCAAAGGGATCTGTTTCTAATGTTAGAAAGGTTTTATATGATACTCAAACAGGTGCAGGTAGTACTACTGAGTCTATAGTAGAAGAAAATGCTCTAGCTCGGTATTATCAACTCAGTTTGGATGATAATATTCAGGAAGGTCCAGCTCTTAATGATTTTGTAGCTAATCCTAAGACAAAACTTTTAACAGGTGTGGGTGCTGGAGCTACTATTCTGGATGTAGACTCTACTTTGGGATTTCCAGAGAGAGGAATTCTTTATGTAAAGGATGATAATGATGATCCAATTACTTTAGAATATGACGGTAAAAGTGTAAATCAATTTTTCAATGTTAGTGGAATAGGAACTAATTTAACTTTTGATGCTACTGCTGATGTTAGTATTGATAGTTATGCTTATGCTATAAGTGGTGGAGAAGAAATTCAAGTTAGAATTACATCTACTTTAAAAGATCTTAAGATAGACAGTAAGACTAATTTCTACAATGCTGATGATACCATTAATATTAAGTCTTTTGGTATTGAAGATCAAGGAATAAGAGCTAGTGAATGGCATTCTAATACACAAGCACAGTGGGATGTAGAATCAATTAGCGCTATTGACGTTACAGAAACTCTTTATGAGATTAAGACTTATGATAAGCAGGATTTAAATCCTGGATATATTGTTACTCTTAAGGATAATTTAGGAAAAAGTACAAAAGGTAGAATAGTTAATATTAATTCTGCATATGGAATGGATGTCATTCTTAATTCCACTGTGGATGTAGATCTAACCTATACGGTAACCAATGATCTTTTAAAGGGAGATTCTACTCATTTTAGACAGTTAAATGATTTTAGTGCTAATGTTCAGAATTCTTATACTAAATTTGATAAGGATGTTTTAGTTGCTTCTAATTCAATCCCCAGATATAATAATATTCTTACTAATCCTGATGATAAGATAGCAACCTTTAGTGGAACTGCTATTGACAATTCTACTATTGTATTAACCACTGCACCTGCAGATCATGGTTTTTATACAGGTGATGCTGTTTATTATGAACCAAGTCGTACCATAAGAGATGGTGGACAAACAATTACTATTAGTGGGTTTGAAAATGTTGATTCTACTGTTTATTACATTAGAAGAGTAAATGGACAACAGGTTAAGCTTGCTAGAAGTAGATCTGATCTTTATGCTGAAACCTATATTAGTCTTGTTGGAACTGTAGAAAATAATAGATTAGTTTATTATGATTTTTGGGACAAAGAAGTTGGTCCTCAAGCACTTTGTAGAGAATTTAGTGCTCCCATCACCAAAGCTGGAGATTTTACTACAGATCCTGGCCATACAGGAATGTTGGTTAATGGGGTAGAGATACTTAATTACAAATCTTATGAAAAGATTTTTTATGGTGATGTTAAGGGTATTGATATCACTAAGGGTGGAGAAGGATATGATGTTATTAATCCTCCTTTAGTTAATATTAAAGATGACGTAGGAACTGGAGCAACAGCTATTGCTGCTGTTAATGGTAAGTTAGAAAGAATAGAAATTATTGACCCAGGATATGATTATCAAGGAACACCTAAAATTAATATTGTAGGTGGTAATGGAACAGGAGCTACTGCAGAAGCTAAAATGGCTTCTAAGATCCATTCTGTTAAGTTTAACAGTGAACAAGGTGGAGATGTAAGTCTTAATACTACTAATACTATAGGTTTTTCAACTTTCCATAAGTTTGTAAATGCAGAGAAAGTAGTATACAATCCATTTGATTTACAATCAGTTGCTGGACTTAATACAGAAGCTTTTTATTATGTTGAAGTTGTAGATGCTTCTACTATTAAATTACACACCACTCCATCCAATGCTAGGACTGGAATCAATACAGTAGCTTTAAATGCTTATGGAAAGGGTCGTCAACAAATACAAACAGCTGTTAGAAAGAGTTATGTTTCTAGTGTTCTAGTAACTAATTCAGGATCTGGATATCAGAATAAACAAAGAACTGTACCTAGTGGTGGAATTAGTACTTCTCTCAATAGAATTAGTATTAAAGATCATGGATATTTGGATAAAGAGATTGTTCAATATCGTGTAGGAGCTGGTACTACTATTGTAGGACTTTCTACGGCTGAAAATTATTATGTTCATAAAGTAGATAATGATACTTTCTCTGTGAGTTTGGTTGGAACTGGAGTTACTTCAGTAGATCATTATTATGATAATAATATATTGGTGGATCTTACTAGTACTGGCACTGGATCTTTTAATTACCAACCTATAGCAGTTACAATAGATGGAGTAACTGGTATTGGTAGCACATCAGGTCAAACGTATACTGCTAGTATTCAACCAATTTTTAGAGGATCTTTAGATTCTATAGATGTAACTGCAGGTGGTGTTGGATATGGTGCTTCTGAGGTTATTAACTTTAAGAAACAACCTACAACCACTTTTAGAAGTGGAGCTGGTGGTCAGATTAGTCCTGTGGTGGCCAATGGAAAAATTGTTGATGTTACTATACAATCAGGAGGAGCTGAATACAATTCTCCACCAGATTTGGTAATAAAAGGAAGTGGTTCATATGCTCAACTTACTCCAATTGTTAGTAATGGAGTTATTGAGTCTGTTAAGATTATTAATGGTGGTGTTGGATATCTTGCGGATGACACTACTATTACGGTAAAAGCTGCTGGAGAAAATGCTGAGACTGAGGCAGATCTTAAAGAATGGAGAATTAATCTTTTCCAAAGAAATTTAGAAACTCTTAAAGATGATGATGGAACTCTATCACGTAATATTAATAACACTTCTCTAGAATATGGGCATCTTTATGCTCCTCGTCCTCTAAGAAAAGATTCCTACACTTTATCAGGGACTGAGATTCAATATGGAACTCCAGATCTAATTGTAGATGATGGAGAAGAAGTTACTCAAACAGAATATCATTCTCCTTTGATTGGATGGGCTTATGATGGAAATCCAATTTATGGTCCTTATGGATATTCTGGGATAGAAGGAGGAAGAGTTGCCCAGATGACATCTGGATATGAAATAAATTCGACAGTTACTCAAAGACCACCATTATCATTATATCCACAAGGATTTTTTATAGAAGATTATATATTTACTGGATCGGGAGATTTAGATAAGCATAATGGTAGATTCTGTGTCACTCCTCATTATCCTAAAGGGACTTATGCTTATTTTGCTACTTTTAATTCTCCATTAGATACTGATGGTCCTTTTGATAATTATAAGAGACCAGCTTTCCCTTATTTGATTGGTGATAGTTATCAATCTGAACCCAATACTTTTAATTTCAAATCTGCTTCAAATCAGAATGAGTATGATATTGAATCTCATGAGTGGTTTAGAAATACCTCTAGTTATCATATTTCAGATGCTCGGAGTAGATATAATTATATTTTCAATTCTAATGATGTTAGACTTCAGACTGTTGATGTTACAGCTGCTTCTACAGGTAATATAGACAATATTGGTATTGTCACAGGAGGTACTAATTACCAGCCAGGAGATAAGGTAAACTTTGATAATAGTGGAACTCACGGAAGTGATGCAAATGCTCAAGTAGATAGAGTATTGGGTCAAACCATTGATACTGTAACTTGCTCTACTTCATCCAATTATAATGTTGAATTTATATCACAACCTGGAGAAAATAAATTTATTGGTTTTAGCTCTTCTCCTCATTCATTGTTAGCTAATGATAGGGTATCGGTAAGCGGTCTTAATCAATATTTTGATGGATTTGATGGAGTTTATACTATTGGAGTTAGGACAGAATCTTATAGTTTGAGTGTAGGTGTTGGTACAACTGGTGCCACTGGAATGACTACTTATTTCTATGTTAGTGGTGAATTAGATTATCCTTCACTTCGTCCTAATGACATTTTAGGGATTGGAACAGAGAAAGTTAAAGTTCTTAATATTGATAAGAGATCTTCAAGACTTAGGGTTCTGAGGGAACAAAGGGGAACAGAACATTCTGGATTAGCATATACTAGTGCTGAAGTTCTTTGGGAAGATCCTAGGAAGTTTAGTATAAATGTTGGTTCTCTTAAGACAACAAAATCATTACCTGTCAATAATCAACTTTATTTTAATCCAGCTGAGTCAATTGGTGTTGGAACTGCAACTGGAGTTGGTATTGGTACAACAGTCACATTCTCCAATCCTGGTGCTGGAGTTACCCAAAGATTTGTTCCAAAACAATCCATTTACTATCCTGATCATGGATTAAATGCCAATGATAAGATATATTATGCTGTTAATGGTGGAAGTACTATTACTGTTTGGAACGGTCTTTCTGGGTTCTCTACACAAACCGATCTTACAGATTATGACTTCTTATATTCCTATCCTATTACACCAGATCTTCTTGGTATTTCTACAACTAAGGTTGGTTTAGGAACTACTGGAGGATATGAAGGGGTTGGGGTAGGAAGTACTACATCTGGCTTATTATACTTCACCGATGCTGGTAGTGGTGTACGTCATAGTTTTGAAACATCTTTAAGAGATGTAGTTACTGCTCAAGTTGATAAGAGTGTTGTTACTGTCTCTACAGCAGCTACTCATGGAATGGCTTTAGGTGATAAAATTTGGGTAACTTTAAAACCCAATACTACAGGAATTGTAACTGTCAAATATAATACCTTTAATAGAAGAATGGTATTTAACCCCGTTACCTTTACTTCTTCTGATGTAAGTGTTACATGGGATACCATCACTATTAATAATCATGATTTTGTAAAAGGTGATAGAGTAGTTCATACAGCTGTTGTTCCTTCTGGAGGATTGTCTAATGAAGGAATGTATTATGTTATTCCTTATACTGCTCATAAGATTAGATTAGTAGCTGAAGAATTTGAGTTAGATTCAAATAATCCTTCCTTTGTTAATATTACTAGTGCTTCTGGAGGAACTTTATCTAAGATTAATCCTTTAGTTGAATTTACCAAGAATCAAAAAGTTAAGTTTGATTTAGGTGATTCTTCTCTTGCCTTTAATAACAATGGAATTGATTATTCTGCTTTCAGTATGAATCTTTATTCTGATAGTAAGTTCTCTTCAGAGTTCTTTACTCCTGGTAATAATGTGGCTTTTGCTGTTACAGTAACTGGAAGTCCTGGAGTTGATAGTACTGCAAATCTGACATTATCCCTTAATGATGATATTCCTAAGAATCTTTGGTATAAGTTTGACTTGGATAATGTTAATTTGGTTGATGAAATAAGAAAATCAATGATAGTAGATGAATCAGTTGAATCTTATAGCCAAATTAATGTAGTAGATTCTAAGTATGATGGAGAGTATTTTATAAGTGGAATAGGGACTACTACATTTACCTATGAAATTCCTGAAGCACCTTCTACTACAACTTATAATTCTGACAACTCTAAGTTAAGTTATGAAACTAATTCAAAAACTGCTTATGGAAGTATTACTAAGTTCTGGATTTCTGATAAAGGAAGTGGATATAGAAGCCTTCCTGGAATCACTTCTATAACCAGTGGGTTTGGTACAGGTGCAATTATAACGGGAGATAGTGACAACATTGGATCTATTTTACAAACTAGATTTAAGGGTAATGGAATAGGATGGGATTATCCTAGTGATAAGACACTAAGACCTTCCGCTAATCTTCCAGAAATTCTTAAAATAAAATCATTAACTTCTTTTGATACTATTGGAATTTCTTCTGTGGGAGTAAATTATCTTATTGCTCCTAAGTTAATAGTAATTGACAACTTTACCAAGAAGAGAATAGATGAAGTTGATTTAGAGTATAAATTGGGTGACAGTAAAGTTACTATTTTAACCAATACCACAGGAATGTATAATGTTTCTCCACGAATCATTCCTATAGATAATTCAAATGGTGTTGGTATAAGTTCTCTTACCTATACAGATAAAACTGTAAGGATTTACTTCGATACTACTTTTAGTGATGCTTCTGACTTCCCATTTGCTGTGGGAGAAGAAATTTTTGTTGAAAACATTAGCGTAG